TTAACCACTTCTTGACCGATACTGATGCGTTCTTCCTGAAGACTGACGCGCCAAATGGCTTCAAGCACTTTGAGCGTTCTCCCATGCAAACAAACATGGAAGCAGACTTTGATACAGGCAACATGCGCTTTAAGGCGCGTGAGCGTTATTCATTTGGTTTCTCGGACCCACGTTGCGTATTCGGTTCACCCGGAGCGTAACCCGAACAAATGTTTGGTTTTGATTGGGGGCAGCTTATCTGCCCCCTTTCTTTTTTTATATTGTTGTGTATGATTTGATTATTCCTGACAGGCGCAAATAGCGTCTGACTTAACCCACGACAGGAGATAGACATGGGGACTACAACATTTAACGGACCAGTACGGTCTGAAAACGGTTTTGAAACCGTATCTAAAAATGCGACTACTGGCGCTATTACAATTACCAGTGGATCAAAGATGGGTACTGAAGCTGCTGGCGGTGCTGGCATTGAAGGAACTGCTGCTGTTTACATCACGCAAGTAGAACGTTTGAAAAGCGATACTGCAACAAACGTCAATATTGTGAAAACAACTATTATGATTGACCTTACTGGTTTGCGTTCAACTGCGGCTGGTGACATTATTGGTAAAGATGCTTCTGGCGTTGCTTACATTGGTCGCGTTACAACAGCAAATCAGGGTACAGTATTTGGCGTAAGCATGATGTGCCTTGAAACCCCAGCAGGCGGTGATCCAGACATTAATTTGCACTCTGCTACTGAAGCTACAGGTGTTGAAGATACGCCTATTTCTGATTTAACTGAGACTTTGATTATCAACTCTGGTGATTTGGCAGCGGGTAGTTTAGTTGCTGGTGGCGATATTGCAGCAGATCAATATCTTTACTTAACGGCGGGGGCCACAACAGATGGCACTTATACAGCAGGTAGATTAGTTATTACGATCACTGGCTATGACGTTGCTTCTTAATACAACATAAGGAGTATCTAATATGGTTGATGCTGTAGCGACACAAACCATTCAGGACGGTCAGAAAATGGTCGTTCAGAAGTTTACCAATGTGTCTGATGGCACTGGCGAAGCTGCTGTAGTGAAAGTAGACGTTAGTGCATTAGCTGCAAATGCCCGTGGTGATGCCTGTACAGGTGTCACCATCGAAAAAATATGGTGGCAGTGCATTGGAATGAAAGTGCAAATTCTTTTTAATGCTACTACTAATGTGTTTTGTATTGAGCTTGGCGAAAACCAAAGTGGTCATCACGACTACACAACTTTTGGTGGGCTAACTAACAACGCTGGCACTGGCAAAGATGGGGACGTTTTGTTCACAACTGTAGGTCACACTAGCGCAGATACATATACTATCATTATGTCGATGCGGAAAGAGTATGGCTAAACGTTCGGATAAAATGCCGAAGCGCAATAAAAAAAATTTCCGCTCCACTAAGTCTGGGGCGGGAATGACTAAAGCTGGTGTCGCAGCTTATAGACGTAAAAATCCCGGCTCTAAATTAAAAACAGCGGTTACTGGTAAAGTTAAAAAAGGCAGCAAAGATGCCAAGCGGCGTAAGTCTTTTTGCGCCCGTTCTGCTGGACAAATGAAAAAATTTCCAAAGGCGGCTAAAGACCCTAACAGTCGTTTGCGGCAAGCTAGAAAGCGGTGGAAGTGTTAATGAAACAATTTGTTGTTATTTTTTTCACTGCTGTTGTTACGGGAATTGGTGCTATTTCTTACAGTTGGGCCGCGTGGACAACTGAAACTTTAATTTCTGTGGATAAAAAAACAGAAGTTATAGCAACAGAAATATCTTACATAAAAAAATACATGGAGCGGGATTATGGCTATATCCAGAGGTCAGATGAAACAGCAAGTGTCAAAGCCGCCGAATAAAAAACCTACAGGCGTTGTGTATCTTAGAAAAGGTGGTGAAGCGTCAGCTAAGTCTAAGGGCAGCAAAATCTGTCCTGCTGGCAAGGCTTGGGCGCAAAGAACTTTCGACACGTATCCATCTGCTTATGCGAACATGGCTGCATCTAAGTATTGTAAAGACCCTAATTACGCAAAAGGCGCGAAGGGCAAAAAGAAAAAGAAGAAAGCATAATGGGTGCGCTGAAGGATTGGGTTAATCAGGATTGGGTTAGAATCGGCACTGACGGTTCTATCAAAGGTAAGTGCGGTACGTCTAAAGATAAGAAAAACCCTGATAGATGTTTGCCCCGCAAAAAAGCCCAAAGTCTTTCTAAAGCTGAGAGAGCTAAAACAGCACGTAAGAAAAAATCTGCGGGTAGAAAGGGTAAAACTGTGGTCGCTAATACTAAAAAGGCCAAGGTTCGCAAGATGGAAAATGGGGGTGTAGTCCCAGAAACAAAAGCAAAACGCCCATTTAAAGGTAAGAACATACCCGGTACTATGGTTGCAAACGGGTGTGGTGTTGTTATGTCAAACGGTAAAAATTCCAGAAGAAAACGCACCAAACTAACTTAGGAGAATATCATGGCGATGAAGAAAAAAGGTTATCGTAACGGTGGTAAAGTAAAGAAAATGATGAAGGGCGGTGCCGCTGGCGGCATGAAGAAGCCCCGCCGTATGATGAAAGGTGGCGCTGCGGGTGGCATGAAAAAGCCCCGTATGATGAAAAAAGGTGGTGCTACTGGCGGCATAAGTTTAAAAAAGAAAAACAATTCACCAACAATGACGCTTGCCCAATTAAAGGCAGCAGCTAAAAAATTAGGTAAAAAGGTTGTTTAAAATATAGATGCCATATCTACACAGCAATATACCTTACTTTAAGGCATGGGTTCGCCGTGAATATACTCACAACCATGAGGATTATCACGGCGAATTTCTTCATGCTATGGTCATAGGTGTAACAACAATCCCGAACAGATGTTTGAGTTTCCAAGTTATATTTACTGGAAACGAAGCTGAAGATGCAGAGGAAGACACAGTTCATGGCGGTGCTATGTGGGCAAGAATGCCTATAACTGCACTTGTAGGCGACATACCGTTGGAAGAGTGGCCTGAACCAATGCAGACATATGACGCGCAGCCTTGGGACTGTGCATCCCACCACCATTCTGTATTTGTTATGGATCGTGCAACGCCCTGCCCTTGGATGGCAAAAATAGATGGTGAAATGCACCCAGCCAAGTATTTATTTACGGTTGATTACACTAACAGCGAAATTGCAGATGATCCTGCACAACACAAACAAAGCCACGTTTTGCAGTTGCTAGACGCAGGTGAATGGACAGGCAATATAGTAGCTTTGCCAAATAACCGCGTTCGTGTTACACATCCAGCGTGGTTTGTAACTGGTGAGGGAGCGCCCGACTTCAAACCATCACAGCATATACACTATTCTAAATCTGATTTAGACTACACGCTAGATGTTAACAGGGTTTTCGATAACCTTTATAACGAGGAATGACATGGCAGTATCAGGCTCAACAGATTTTGAATTAGATGTTGCTGAATACATCGAAGAGGCTTTTGAGCGTTGCGGCTTAGAGGCCCGAACTGGATATGACCTGAAAACAGCTAAAAGATCGTTAAATCTTTTGTTTGCGGATTGGGCTAATCGCGGTCTTAATCAATGGACAATTAATCAAAGAACTTTCACTGTGACAAGCGGCGACGGTGAGACAAGCCTTGGCAATGACGTAATTGACATATTGTCATTAGTGGTTCGCAGGGACGGCACAGATTATTCATTAAGCAGAATTAGCAGAGATGAATATCTAAGCATTCCAACAAAAACAACTACAGGCCGACCAACGCAGTTTTTCTTAGACAGACAAATAACGCCCAATTTAAAGCTATGGCCCCTGCCTGATAATAGCACAGATGTAATCGTCTATGATGCTTTGACTCGCATGGATGATGCTGACACTTACATAAACACGGTTGACATGCCATTTAGGTTTTATCCCTGCCTAGCTGCTGGATTAGCGTATTATATTGCTATGAAAAGAGCGCCAGAAAGGTTGCAAATACTTAAACCAATATATGATGAAGAAATTAATAGAGCTATGGATGAAGACAGGGACAGAGCTTCATTTAGAGTAGCGCCAGATTTAAGGAACTATAGGTATGTCTAGGTACGCCACAGGAAAATGGGCGTATGGAATATCTGACCGTTCTGGATTTAGGTATCGTTTGCGTGATATGCGCAAAGAATGGAATGGTCTTTTAGTCGGTAAAGATGAATGGGAGCGCAAGCAGCCTCAACTTGAGCCTCTTAGGGTAAGGCCCGATCCACAGGCTTTACGTGATCCAAGGCCACAGCAAAATGAAACAGAAATTAATTCAATACAATATGGTTTTAATCCTGTTGGTTATCGTGGCGATGCTTTAGGTTTTACTGGTAATAGATTAAAAGCTGAAGGGTCTGTAGGCACAGTTACTATTAACGTAAGTCCTAGTCAGGAAGACGTTGCAAATGTCGTAGGTGTTTATGGCACTGGCGCTTTAGGTTCTGTCACCATACCTTCAGCTTCAGCACCAAGATTTGACAGCACATCTATTACACTAGATTCAACAACAGATACTTTTGATGAAGGATAAAACATGGCTTTACAAAGCGTAGGAATAGGAAGCAGTGCAAATGATGGCAATGGAGACACCCTTCGTTCTGGTGCCACAAAAATAAATGCGAACTTCACTGAGATATACGCGGCTCTTGGCAATGGAACCACGCTTACAGATATAATTAATTCTAGTGGTATTATTGATGTAAGTTCTGGTGCAAACAAGATTGTTTTTTATTATGCTAATCTAAGCGACTTACCAAGTGCTAGTACCTATCATGGCGCGGTAGCGCATGTTCACGCGACAGGGGGGTTATACTTCGCGCACGGTGGAGTATGGATTAGGTTAAATGATGAAACTACTGGTCCTGTAACAAAATACACCGCTGGAACAAACGGTTCAAGTGCCTATACATTCACTGGCCCCGGAGCTACATCTGGCGACAATCCAAACTTCACTTTCTATAAAGGTCATACTTATCTTTTAGATAATACGGCTAATGTAGGCAGTCATCCTTTGCAGATAAGAACTTCAAATGGGGGTTCCGCTTTTACAACAGGCGTTACTGATAACTACAACTCAACGTCAGGGCTGACACAGTTTATTGTACCGCATGAGCCTTCTGACACTTCTTTAGTGTATCAATGCACCAACCACAGCAGTATGGTTGGAAACATAACAATAGTGTGACGCTATAGGTGAACAAATGAGCTATACATACACAACGTTAAAAACCGCGATAAAAGATTATACAGAGAATGATGAGACTACTTTCGTCAGGAATCTACCCGTATTTATAAAAAACTCTGAAGAACGGATTTTAAAAAACGTTCAACTTAGTCTTTTTAGGAAAAATGCAACGGGAGTTATGTCAGACACAAGCAAGTATTTAGCCGTTCCATCTGACTTTTTAGCGCCATTTTCTTTGTCATACACTTCAAATAGCGAAGAAATATTTGTTGATTTTAAAGACCCTGATTTTGTTCAATCATTTAATCCAAACCCTGCAACAAAAGGGTTGCCTAGATTTTATGCACAATTTGACGTAGACAATTTTATTTTAGGGCCAAGTCCTAATAGCGATTTTCCAGCGGAATTACACTACTTTTACCGTCCAACCAGTATAACATCTAGCAGTTTTTCTATAACTTTCTCCAACGTCAGCGGAACATTCACAACTTCTGATACCGTTACAGGTTCAACTAGCTTGCAGTCTGCAAAGGTTAGTTCTGTTACAAACGCTAGTACCTTGAGTGTCACAATACCCGCAGGAGATTTTGTTGTGGGCGAAACTTTAACAGGGAGTTCTAGTGGAGCCACGGGTGCGCTGGCAACAATAGGTTCGGACACAACTGAAACTTGGCTTAGTGAAAACGCAGAAGTTGCTTTGCTTTACGGAAGTTTGATGGAAGCGTATATATTTATGAAGGGTGAACCTGATTTGCAGCAAATATATGAAAAACGCTTTGGGGAAGCGATAATGGGATTGAAGTCTTTGGGTGAATCAAAAGAAGTTACAGATGAGTATCGTACTGGAATGATTATAAGGGCGAAACAGTGATGAATATGCCATTTGAAATGTCTATTGGTAGTGTTGGGGTTAAAACTACTAACAATCGAGGCTTTACCCCTGAAGAAGTTGCGGAATTATGTGTTGATAGGTTGATGCTCGTGTCGAATGACGCACCGCCCGTCATAAAAGATCAAGCCTTGGCTCACAAGGAACGTATGAAGGCTGTAATAGCAGTCTATATGAAACAGGCTATCCAAAGCGATAGAACTACTATATATAATGCAATCAGTGATGCTGGTCATAAAAAACTAGCAGAATATATAAGGAAAATGTAAATGGCATTCTCAGGAAACTTTATGTGTACCTCTTTCAAAGTTGAAGTTTTGAAGGGTGTCCACAATTTTACCGCTGCATCTAACGTATTTAAGCTGGCAATGTACACAAACAGCGCAAGTTTCACAGCGGCTAC